AACTCTCCACCACCTTGTTTTACTAAACAAGGAAAAATCATTGTCTTGTCATCCAAAAGTAATAGTTAGTACCATTACCAGATCCCATTGTTATGTCTGTAAATTTTAAACCATTCATAACACCCATATTCAAATTACCCTGGTATATTGTCCCACTTAAATTACCAAATGGTGTAAAATTAAGTGTTAGGTTAAACGCTGAGGCTGTTGGGTAAAAAGAATATGGTCCTTCAACTCCATTATAAGTATATGTGTTTAAATCCAAAAACTCAATTGTATCACTCAAAGGAATTAAATTTCCAAATTCACCAACCCTATATTGACTAATAACCCAAACTTGTCCAACCAAACTATATGCCGTATCAATTTGTGTTGAATCGGTTACAATCGGTTCTGGTGGATTTGGTGGTCCAATTTCCTGTTTAACACAAGAAATTAAACTAAAAAACGATAATAATATTATAATGTATTTCATACTACTTTGTTACTAATGCCTCAATTTTACTTTTAACTTGTTCTGTAATTGTAATTTCTCTAATAGATGTAATTACAACAGATTCGTTCAAAACTTTAGACGGAATGTGAACTAAAAAAGTATCACCATCAAAAAATGATAAGTTATTTTCTAACTCAATACAACCGTGAACCATTTTCAAAAACAATTTAAATTGGGTTTGGTCCATAAAAGTTTCATTTACTAGTTCACCCATTTTTTCGTGTGTAATTCTAATATTGTATCCTTGTTTATTCATAGTACAAATATATAAATAAATTCTAATATAAACAAAAAACCCACAAATATTTTTTTACAAACTTTGTGGGTTTTAAAACTAAACCATTATTTTTTAAGAAGAAGGCGGATTAGGTTTTTTGTAAATTATAAATATATTGATTTTATTAAAAAGTCAAATTATTTTAATACTTTTTGAATTAATTTTAATAATTGGTCGTTTTCTTTAGTGATATCTATATTTTTTTTAGAAAAGTACTGACATTTTGTATGTTCGTGACCATCTTTAGCTTTTTCAAGATTTGGTGTTAATTCTTTTTTTGATTCATAAAAAAACACATACATCATACCCTTTTTTGTAACACCATCTTTTTGATATTTGTTTATAAAACCAATCAAATCTAATTTACTTGGTAGTTTAATATTTGTTTCTTCTTTAAATTCTCTGATAGCAGCTTCCATTGGAGATTCTTTTCCTTCAATATGTCCTGAAGGTAGAGACCACTGATTAGGTAACGACTCTTCTGGTGATCTTTTACAAAGTAAAACCTCATCTTTATGTTTTAAAATAACCCCGGAATATCTTTTAAATTCTTTCATAATACTATATTTATAAATATGAATGAAGTAAAAATAAATAATAACTTGTTTAATGTAATTACGGTTTTAACTGAAAAAGACATCCAAGAGGGTATGATGGGTAAAAAATTTAACGATAAGTTCAATGGAATGTTATTTGTTATGGAACCAGGTCAACATTCTTTTTGGATGAAAAACTGCGAAGTGTCATTGGATATAATTTTTATTAAAGATATGAAAGTCTCTGTAATTCATAAAAACTGTCCACCTTGTAGGGATGAGAAATGTCCTAACTACCCTGGTGAAGGTGATTTAATCTTAGAAATCGCTGGTGGTGATTGTGATAAGTATGATATTAAAGAAGGTGATACAGTCTATATTGAATCTTAATTTTCTAGTTTACTGATATGGTGTTGTAAATACCACATAGCTTTTTTCAAATCTTCAAGTTCTTTACTTGGGTCTTTTCTACCAGCCCTTGAAATGTATTTCACGGTGTTACCTAAAGCAAAACCTAATTGCCAAGCATCAATAACTTTAATAGCTTCATACGGGTTTTCTTCACCACCATAATGTAAAGGGTGGTCAACAACTTCATATGGTCTTAAAATATCTTCCAGTGTATAAATGTTTGGTTGTTTTTTTTCTGCCCAGAACGCACCATCAATGTAAAATGATTGAAAATTATTCCAATCTAAAGAATCAACACCATTATCAACATCTGGAATATTAACATTTGAAGATTTATAATCGTCAATGTATACAACGCCACCTGGTTTTAATCTTGGTAATGTATTTTGTGCATCTTGTACTAAACAATCAAAAGTATGGCAACCATCTATCTCAATAAAATCAAACAATAATTCATTTGATTGCATAAATCTAGGTACTGTTTCTAAAGAAGAACCAGGAATTAAATTAAGGTATATCTCGTGTTTTTTTGCTTCTTCTGCAAGTATCTCAAAATTAGGTACCGTGCATTCGTGTTCACACAAATCAAAAACATTAATTGTAACTGGTTCATTTGGGTATTGTCCAACATTTTTCATTGAAGCTATAGCATCACAAATAAGTAATGCTGAATGACCCATATTAAACCCTATTTGGATTAATGACTGTGGTTTATAGTTTCCAATTAAATCCCTCAATGTTTTCTGTCTTTCTGGAAACCAACTAATGTTTCCTTCTTGACAGTCATTTCTCATTCCTTCTAATAATTCCATTATTTTTTAACTTTTTCTTTTTTATTTTCTATTTGGATTTTGTTTACAAAACTTCTGATTTTTCTTCCTAAGTCCATATCGTTTGGAGATTTTTTAATAAACTCCTTAATTGTTTCTACTGAAATTGTTCCCATAATTAAATTTTTTGTTCTTCTTTTGATTTTTTATAATTTTCAATCATTTGTTTCTGTCCAACATAAGCAATCAACTTTCTTTTAAACATTGGTAGTAGTGTTTGGTCTATTGGAAAATCACCTCTACTTATCATTTCAATTACTGGAAGTTTCTTTTTATCTTCTGTTGTCCATTGACTAAAATTATCAATAATCTTTGGAATAGTCAAATTCTTTTTTTCTTCGGAGTAAATAAGATTTGTAACAACCTTACTTTCTGGCGAGCCTTTGGCTGCTGGTTTTTTTTCATATTCCCAAATGTTCATTATATCACTAGTTACAAAATAAAAATATCCTTTATTTTCTAAAATATTTTTGGTGTTCTTTTTTACTTTAAGGTGGATACTATCATAAACCAGTTCCCAAACCGATTTTGCCATACCAAAGTATTCATAGATTCTTGGCGCCGAATAGGATAGAATCTTTATAAATTCTTCATATTCATCGTGGGACATTTCAGGCACATCTTTAATTTTTAAATCCTTAACAAGTAGTTCATCATCAACAGATGTAAACTTCTTATTTGTATATAAAAGTTTCTTGTCTTTAACTAAAGTTTGGACGTTTGCTAAGTGTAATGATAATTCAATAAAACCTGGGTATAATTCCATATTATCCAGTTTTTCACCCATTTTTTGAAAGTACGATAAAAGTTTGTATTCTTTGTGTTCTCTGTCAATTGGTTTTTCAAACATCCAGTCGGTGTTCATTAAAAATTCTATTTTCTTTTTTCTTGCCATTTGACATAATAATAGTCATTTAATATTACCTGTAAATATTAGTTAATCCTCATAACAATATAATCAGTACCATTTATTGTTATTTCATCGTATCCACCATCATAACCATTAAGTGTTTCACCATAGTCGGCTTGATTTATTAAATCATCTTTAATTTCATCTAAATTTAAAAAATCTGAAAAATCTTCATAACCCATGTCTTCTAAAAAACTTAATGGGTTTCTTTCTACATCTTCTAAATAATTTTCAACAGCGTCTTGAATGTCTTCATCACTTGGGTCACCATCTGGATTATCTTTTATTTCTTGAATTTCATATTCAATATCTGATATTCTTTCATCTCTAGCTTCTTGGTGTTCATCTGTGTCTTCATCATCATATATCTGATGAGGTGAAACAACGGCACCTTCTTTATATAAAATCCAACCACTTGCTTCTTTTTTATATTGGAATCTATTTTCTTCTGCGTCTTCAAAGTCAAAAACATTTCCTTCTTCTTTTGTTGGGTCTGAAATTGGTGCACGAACTCCTTCATTTTCATAAACCCACTTTTCCATTTCAAGTAACCAAATTTCTTCTTCTTGGTCATCACTTAATTGGTTTTCAACACCATAAGAATCTGGAGAATCTCTAACCCAATCTTCAACAGCATCTTCAAAATAATCTTTAACTTTATCACCATCAATGTAGTCAGATAAATATTCTTTACTAAAATATTCTTTTGGTCTATCTAACATTTCTTCGTAGTAACTTTCCATTGACTCATCAGCTTCAGATATTGTCCCAACAGCATATTCATAACCTGTTGATAAAGATTCAAAAGAAGTCATATCATAATGAGTTCCATATGGGTATAAATCATAAACATCAACAGCATCTTGAGTTGCCGAATCAATTTCTTCTTCAATTTCATCTATCTGTTCTTGTAGTTCATCAAATTTTTCATCGTAGTCTTCGTCATTTGAATCCAGATTCTCTTGTTCTTCTTCTAATTGTTTTATTCGATTTTTTAATTCCTGTATTTCTTCTTTTCCTTCATCATCCAAAGTTTCTAGTTCACCCCTATCTGTTGCATATTCAAAAGCAGCATTTGCTTTTTCACCTTCTTCATCGGTATTATTTAAATCCCAATCATTATCTTCTCTTTTACTATCTTGTACATCTCGTTTTTCTTTTTGTTTTCTTGCCTGAATAACTCTTTCATAAGGTGTTTGCCAGAATCTTTTACTTCCGGAAACTTCAACATCATCTAATGATTTAATTTTTGTATAACTAATATCAATAGATCCATTAACTTTAATATTTCCTAAATCAGTAAGGTGTATTTCATCTTTGAAGGGTTTGAAATCTAAACTACCATCAATAACAAGTTTTTTTCCTCTAAATGGTCTTAGTTTTGGAATTGCGTGTGCTTGGTAATAAACATTTTTTAATAGGGTAAGGTATTCTTCTGGTGAGATTACAACTTCTTCTTCACCTTGTTCTTTTATAATATTTTTAATCAACTTAATTAGATTTGATTCCGTAAGTTTTAAAACCTTTTTCATACAATAATAAATACCCAAAACTTTACAAATATGAATGTTTGAAGATATTTATAATCAAATAAACCTAATAAAACCAATTATTATGGGATGTGGATGCAAAAACAAAGGAAACCAAGCGGCAGCTCCTCAACAAGCAGCAAGAACTGAAGCAGCACCAAGACCAGCTGTTCAGAACCAAACTGTCCAAGAGTCTGTTAAAAAAGTAATCGAAAAGTATTACAATAAAAAATAATTTCCTTTGGCCAAAGAAAAAGTAAGGGTGGAAGTAATTTTCCACCTTTTTTTGTATTTATAAAATATGGGAAAGTTAGATCAATTTCTTGAATGGTTCCACGATGGTAGGGAATCCGAATATGATAAAATATTAAAAGTGTTTCAAACAACTCGTAGATTTTTACAAGCAGTAATAAAATATGGTGAAAAGGACGAAATAGATATTTCATATATTCCAGATAAAGAATGGAAAAATGATAATGAATTATTTGATTTTATTGCCGAAAATGGTTTTTTAGAAGGTATTGGGTATGACGATTTGGAAGATACTGTAAAGAACTATTATCTTCTTTGGATGATGAATAAAGATACAAACTCAGCATTAAAATATATATGTGATGATATTTTAACAGATGTTGTAATTAGAGATGATGGTTTTTGGTTAAGATTAAGGGATAGAGAAGAGCTTGCAGATTTTTTCAGAAGTAGTAGTAGAAGAAGTGACTATGACTTACAAGATATTGCAAAACAAGTATTAGGTGACGGTGGTTTAGATTATGGTTGGTATAGTGATACAACAGATGATGTTTATAGAGATGTTATTGAAGTTTTAAATGAACAAAATCTTCATCATCTTGCAAATTACATTTTAGAAAATATTGGAAATAGAGATTTAAGTACTAATGATTATGATTCTGATTTTTTTGAGGAACTAGCACAAGTACAGGCTCGTGATGGTGTGTTTCAAATTACTCAGGATAATGTGATGTCTTTAATAAAAGATAAAGAATCTATGGAAGAACTAATGCAAAAAGATTTATCTGATTTAGAGGGTGAATTATATTCAATACATAATCAGGCTTATAATAGTGCCTATGAAAATACAATTTATACCCAAGTTATGGATGGTCTTGAAGAATATTTTTCATCCCCAATTGATGAAGTTGCAAAACAAGTAGGTGAAAAAACAAGATATACACCATATATTAAAATTCGTGACTTTTATTCTAATGTCTTAGCTTTTATTGAAAATAACTTGGGAATGGGGTATAGTGACAGTATTTTAGAATATTTTGGTTCCTACACTGGAATGATGGGTCAACTATTTCAAGAAGAGGTTTATGAACCAATTGATTTTAGAGTCGATGATTATCCAGATTATAGGGAAGTTGACAAAGCAATAAATGATTACTTTGGTGACTACATTTAACAACTATTTATAAATTAAATTAAAACTTGTATCCATTATAAAAAAATGGAATATGAGAAAAATTAACAAAAATTCAAAAAGAGGTATTGTAAACCTATTTGCCGATTTTATTCTTACAAGAATAGATAAAAAAGAAAACTCCATCATCCAGGTAACAGATTGTGAATCATTTATGGTTATCCATGGACAAACAACATCAAAAGACGTATTGGACCTAGATAAAGTTAAAGCTGACTTTTTTGAGTGGTTTAAGGATATTTTAGATGAGGTTGGAATAAAACAAATTAATACTTTAGATATTATCCGTTATGGTGAAGAAATAACTAATATTGAAAAAGGTTGGGTTAATGTAAATAAAGAAGTGTTTATTGAAGAAGAAGAACCAGTACACCAACTTTCTATTTCAAGTGAATTTCCTTATGGTTACAGTCTTAACTGTGGTAGACTTATGACTTACTATTCACACTATGTTTTTAATCATATGTATAGTCTTATGGGTGTTGATAGTCTAAAGTTTTACTTCACAAAAGAAGAAGACGAGAATGAAGATTTAAAAATAAGGATTGTTTCAGAATCTAGATACAATAAAGATATTGTTAAGTCTCTAGTACTTGACGTATTTTCCTTTGATTTAGAAGACTTTAGAGACTATGTTAAGGATTATGACCTTTTACAAGATATACTCTTTCCTGGTAAAGATAAACCATACACAAAACAAGACAAGTTAGAACACATAATAGTATTCTAAAAAGAAACCCCACCTTGAGAGTGGGGTTTTTTATTATCCGTTTATAAATCCTTTTATTAATTCAAAACCTTCATTGATATCATCAAAATCTCTGTCAGGTGCAAATAGTTCTGTATTTGGGTTGTCTTCTGGAGACTCAATTAACATAAAGGCTGGTACATATTCATTTTCTGTAACTTCAACAAATAATTCATACTCTTCTTCATATTCGTGAATGTCTCGATCAACGTATGGGATATTTTCTTTATCCAACATTTCTTTTAGTTCTACACAAAAAGGACATCCTTTCATTGTAAATAAAACAGCTAACTTATCCATTTATTAATTCAGTTACTAATCCGTTTATTTGTCCCTCACTTAACATACCAACTTTTGTTTCAATAACTTGACCTGAGTTGAATACTTTAACGGTTGGGATGCTTCTAATTCCAAGCGCAGCACTAACTTCTCTATTTAATTCAATATTCATTGTATACATTTTAACATCCGAAGTATTTTCATTTGCGACTTTTTCAAATGCTGGTTTCATCATTCGACAAGGACCACACCATTCAGCCCAGAACTCAACAATAATTTTTTGTCCGGCATTAATTTCATTTTGTAAATCTACACTACTAATTTCCATCGTTTTCTTTTAATTTTAATAAGTTTTTTATGAAGAACTTTGTTTCTTCTATTTTATCTGGTTCAAAATAAACCTTAATCTGATAGTATGTTTCCATAACATCCTTTCTTGATAAATACACAAACATTCCAGATTTGTTTTTTAAAATTGCGTCTGTAAATACCAAACCATCTTCGTACATATTAATATCACAATATTCTAAAGTAAATTTTTTATCCATAAGAAGTTCTGGTGATATTTTAACTCTGGCAAATATACGACTTTTTGAATATAACTTACCTTCTTTATCGTAAAGTAATTTTAAAAATTCGTCTTCCTTTTCAAAAAATTTTTTAGTTTCCATATTTCAATATTAAAATAAAGTGGTGAAAAGTCACCACTTTAATATCAAATCATTGTTTCTGCCAATTCCCAAAGTTTTGTATTGATATTGTTTTGGGATATAATACTATCTATACTTTTCATTTTTGAAACCTTACCACGATTGTTTATGACTTTTACACCACCTCGGATAAACTTTTCTTGAATGACATTAAAAACTTTCCACATATCATCGCCTTCATCTTCTTTACGGTTTGGCGTAAGTAATCCAAGTATTTCTAAATCGTGTAATGTTTTTTCTGAATTGAATCTGATTTTAGCTGACTCCCGAACAAAATCAATTTTTTCATCAGTTGTTAATTCACGACCCATCATACGACCAACTGATTGTTCAATCATAGGTAATTTTTTGGAAAATGAATCTGCTAATTGTTTTACATCGTCTAATTGAAATTGGTTATGTCTCATTGAGAATTTCTCAGCTACAGCTGTAGGTACTGTTAGACCATTGGAACATACCAATCTGAAAAGGCCAGCGCCCATAGAAAAGGAAGCAGTGCCATTGTGTGAATTTCTAACAACGGCCTCAACCAAAGTATCACCAACATTTGGTAATTCACCATTACGGAATTTAATTTCGTGAAGACTGTGAATACCTTTACCTGTTTGTTTTACTGATGATACCTGCCAACCTTCACGGTCGAAAAATTCGATTACTTGTTCTGTTGGTACAAATGTGTATTTGCCAGTCATTTTTGGTGACGGTGAAGTTGCAAATACTGATGGAGCTGCTGATTTGATTAATTCTGGTGTGTATATCATATTTTAGAGTTTTAATTACAGAACAAAATTAGTAATTTTTTTTTAATTACCAAACTTTATCTGAAATTAATTTAAAATAATATCACCAAAACTTGTTTTTTGAATTACCTTGTCTAGATATTTTTGTTTTTGTTTTGTAATCTCAGGAATTTTTAACTCAACAACAACACTTACAATTTGATCCTTTGATAAAACAATATCTTTTCCTTCTTCAAGGTTTTTTTCACACCGTTCTCTTAACTTTTTGTAGAAGTCGTCTTTTTGTAAATCACCAATCAAAATCATCAAATCATTTGGGTTATTCTCAAAGAAATTTATCAGTTGGGTTAGATAAATCTCAACATCTACATTTTTCATATCTTTTGAATTAATTTTATGGTGCTGTTTGTTCCGCTTCGTCACATAAATCAAAATATTCGTCAGGTCTATTAGTGTCCCAAAGTGTTGCTTTAGGTGAAATATCAAAAAAGTTTTTAACCTTTTCTGGTAAGTTTTCTGTACCATCAATTAATTGAGTAGAACCTAAAACAGAAATAAAGTCCAAACAATAAATTTCAGTAATTGACTCAGGAAGAGTAGTTAATTCTTCGTTATTTGTCAAATTAAGGAATGATAATCTTTTTAAACTACCAATTTCTTCTGGGATTTCATTTACAATATTTTCAAACACTAAAGTCCTTACATTTGTAAATTTACTAATACTTGCTGGTATTTTTAAAATTACTTTATCTTTAGATTTATTTTCAATTTGTAAAAATCTCGTATCAGCTGGTATTAAATCAAATAGTTCTTCTAAACCAAACATTCTAGCATATTTAGCATTTGCATCACTTGGATATGCGATACCAACAAAGTTAGGTTTAAAGTCTGTTGAAAGTTCGTTTCTATATTTTTCTTTTAGACTTCTCAAATATGGTTTCATTTCTTTACTTAAAACAACTTCCATATCATTTTCTGAAAGGTCTTTCAAAGATTTTTGTAATAGTTTTTCTTTTTTCTTAGAGACATAATAAGACATTCCAGATGGTGTTAAACCTCTAACCATACCAGCGCTTAATTCATTACCTAAACCAATGTATTTCTTTTGTAATTCTTCTGGTAGATTAGTAAATATTTCATCACCACTACTCATATTTCTGAAATCCGGACTTCTAAGTTCCATCCACAACTCAACTTCTTCTTCACTTCCTAATTCAGCAATAGGATCAGTAGTTGTTAAATTATAACTTTTATATCTTTGTAATTTAGTTTGATCTTCATCTGTATAAGGTTTTGGTTCTAAGTATTGTTTTTTACCGTCTAATACCGGAACTTTTTTCGTAATTTCAGACCAAGGTATTACAGTTGATCCGGCGTATCTTCCAGAGTTAGAGCCATCAGCAAGTCTCATATCGCCATATCTATCAACTAGAACTACTGATGCGTAATTCAAATCAGATGATGGTAAATTTTTATTAATAATATAATATAAAGTAAGGTTTTGGTTCAATCTATAGTTGTAATAATAATTTGAGGATCCTTCCCAGGACGTACACCATCTTCTATCTGGAGCGTGTTTTTTTCTAATATTAATACACTTATGTTTTTGGTCTGGCGCAAAAATTAAAATATTATCATCTTCATATGGAATATCAACATCACTTAAATCAATTTCTGGAACTGTATATTCACTTTCTTCCATTGGTGTATAACCATCAACAATATGCTCAAATTCTTCAAAATTCATAAACTTACTCAACTTTGAATTAATTGGAATAAGCTCAAAGTGTCTAACAAATCTTTTAGCTCTCGGTAAGAAAGTTGTCATCGGATCTTCGTCTGGATTTTCTTCGTGGAATTTTTGTGTGATTGCAGCTACAAGTTCATTAATCCCTTGATTATTAAATCTTGAGAAATATTTACCAACCAATTCATTAAGTTCAGTAGGATTAAGTAATAACACATCTCTTTTAAATTCTTTAGCTTGTGGAAAATGTGTTTTTACTTCAAAAAACTTTTTGATATTAAGTTTTGTTAATTGTAAATCAACTTGTACTGTTCCTCTCCATTTATTGATATAGTCTTGAACCATACCTTCAAGGTCTTTTTTACTTTTTTGTTTTGTTGACTTATCTGCAATTAAAGTTTTAATTTTATTATAGTCGTGCTTGAAAATGTCTTTATCTTCATTATCAAATGCGGCTTTAAATCTTTCAAAATCTGCAATTGTTTTTCTAATCACATCTTCAGTTTCATCTGTCTGTTTAGAAAACTTATCCACAAGTTTTTTAACCGTTGATTCTGGGTATTCTAAAAGTATTTTTTTTGTTGTTATGCTTTCTTTTACAACTTTAGATAAAAGGCCAAGTAATTCCATAGATTATTTTATTTATAAATATTATAAAACATTAAAAAATTAAGTATTTATTGTTTATATGTCAAATCACATTAATTATTTTTAAAATAAAAAATGGAAAATAAAGAAGCAACAAAAGTAGGCTGCCAAGCTTGTAAATCAAATAAAGGTGTTATAAGAACACAAAGATTAGTTTTCACTTTAGGAACTATCATAACATTATTAGCCGTTTACGGTGGAATAAGATTAGTTAACGATATATCTTCTTTGTTCTAATCCCTATGAAATTTTACAAATTGGTTAATTAATAGGTCGCCAATTGTGTCTAATTTAAACCCTTTTGACTTTACCCTTAAAGGTTTTGAAGAGTCAAACTGTTTTGGAAACTTAACAGTTAAAGGTCCGTCTGGGTGTTGGATTTCAAATGATTCTCTTTTCAAATCATCCAAATCAAAGAAGGCATCGTAAACTAAATTGTTACCATATTTAATAAAGTTATCTTCTTTATCTAGCTGAATCCTTAAAATCAAGTCACCATAAATTCCATTTCTAAAATCACCCATAGATTGAAGTCTTAAAAATTGTCCGTCATCCAATCCATGTGGAATTTTTATTTCAACACTTTTAATTTCATCTTTAGTACCTGTACCAGCGCAAACAAAACAAGGGTTAACTAATATTGACCCAGCACCACCGCAACCATTACATTGTATTGATACCATCTGGATAAACATCCCATTACCCATTTGTCTTAGTATTTGACCAGCACCATTGCATGTTGGACAAACTCTTTTATCCCCGCCTGTTCCAGTACAAGTATCACAACTTGCTTTTCGTTTAAATGATATATTTTTCTTATCACCCTTGTATGATTCCAAGGTTCCAAGTTTTATTGTTACGTTAGTTGTGTGTGCTCTAGGTTGTTGTCTTTGTTGGTTAAACATACTGTTAAACATTTCCTGAAAAGAAGCACCCATTTCACCACCCATACCAGCAAAAGGATTCTTTCTTTGTACATCATACCTTTGTCTTTTTTCTTCATCACCAACAACATCATAGGCAACTGAGATTTGTTTAAATAATTCTTCATCACCACCTTTATCTGGGTGATTTTCTTTTGCTAGCGTTCTATAAGCTTTTTTTATTTCATCTTGTGTTGCGGTTTCTTCAACACCTAGTATCGAATAATAGTCAGTATTCATTTATTGTTTCTTTTTGATATTTTTATATAAAGATAAAAAATATTTTATGAAATATCTAATAGTTCTATTTAAAAATAAAGAAAGGAAAAAAATAATCAAGAAATTTAAAACTCATCAAAGAGCAAAAGAATTTTTTGATAATCAAATTAAAAACAACAAAGTGGTTTTTGAAAAAGGTGTTGAAAACGGAAAGTCTTGTAGTTTTGAGATTGGTTTACTAGAAAGGGATTCAACTAATTTTGATTCTTACTTTATTAAAGATAGTCTAGGTAGACAAGTAAAGGTTGATATTGATGATCCAGATTATAAAGTCCTTCAAATTTCAAACTATTCAGTAGAAGAATTTATATACGACATTTCAAAAAATAAAAAAATATCTATCGATAAATTTATTTCTGAATACTTAAAACGGGGTTCAATTAAATTAATTTCAAAATTAAATAATAAAATTGTTGTCCAGGATGATGATAAATTTAGTTTATTTTCATTAAAAAGTGACGATGATTGTTTTCGTTTTACACAAGTTTTACAGAAGTATTTAGTAGAAAAAAATAGGATTGATTGTATTATTGTTTTGGACTCTTCGTTACCACAAAAAAAATACCTCTATTCTCTTTTGGAATCTAGAGGTATTTCAAAATCAATTCTGTATAAAAAATCAACTACTTTTTTTACTGGTGAGTAAGTTTTTTAGTTTAGAAAAAAAAGTTTCTTTAATTTCTTCTTCTTCCGTTTCTTCTTCAACAACTATAGGTTCTTCTTTGTATGAGTTTTCTAATATAAAAACAATTTCAGTTCCAGATATATCAATTTTAATTTGGGTATCGTCAATTTTTAAATTTCTAAAATTTGATTTTACATAATTAAAATCGTCTTGATTAAGTTCGTATATTAAAACCGATTTACTCCTTGGAAATAGTTTTTGTGCTCCATCTACAATTAGTGCTAAATTTGTTAACGAATCTTCAAAACTGTTTTTATTCTCTGCCATAATGAAATTTTTTCTTTTTTGATTGGTAGTAGTTCTTCTTTTTTTAATTTTTTAATCTGTTGAATGAAATTTAGTTTTTCTCTTTCCAAATTTTCTTGGTCTTTTTTAACTTCATTCTGTAACCACTCCATCTGGTTTTCCTGTTTGGTCTTCATCTTCCAATTTTAAATTAAATTCTTTTATATCAAACTTCAAGGTTTGTAATTTATCTAAATTTTGTTTTTCGAAAATCTTTTTTAACTCCTCTACTTTATTTACAAATAAAACTTCTTTTTCTTCCAGTTCTTTGTTGTAATCGATAATCGACTTTATGTTGTTTACAGTAGTTGATAATTCTTTTTCGTCAAACTCAGAAACAAAAGAGATAAGTCTCATATTAGGTTGTGGATTTTCTTGTTCAACAACTTTACCTTCTATTGTAAATTTTTTAGGTATTTTCCAGTTTTGTGAAATTTCCACATCAATAGACAAATAACCTTTTAACTTTCTGATTGATTTAAGGTATGGAAATATTTTTTCTAATTCTTTAAAAAATGTCATAATTTTTATTTTAATAGATAAGTTATTATATAAGAAAGAAAAATACCAAGAGTAATAATTTCAGTCTTAGAAAATGTTAATACGGTTGGTGGGTCATTAAATAGTGATAAAACAAACATAAGACCCACTCTTAACACACCTAATGTTGAAAACACGAAGAAGAATAAAAAAATACTATCTATTCCAAACATAATTAATTTTTTCTAGTTTCTAGAACTTCTTTTCTCAAAACTTGCATTAAGTCTTTTAACTCTTGTGCTGTCTTTCTAACTCTTGTACCTGCAGTTTTATTTCCTTTTTCAAATTTGTCATAATCAAAACTTAATGATTCTACAAGATTTTTAACTTTTTGAATTGTTGTCTCTTCCATTTTTTTTATTATAAAAGTTTATTATTAATATAATTTAATATTTTTTTATGGTATGTCAATAGATAATGACCATATTACTATCTATAGACCGATATATAGTCAGTATAACATCTAAATCTGATTTTGTGAATGGTTTTTTCCTATCAAACATATCAACAAAAAATTCGGGTATTGACTTTTTTACTTTTTCTTCTGGATGGTCATAAAATATCTCTTTGAAGAAATCTCTAAAGTACTCATAGTGTTCACCACTTTTATTAATTAAAATGTTTTCTTTCTCAAAAGTTTCGATTGTTTGTTTCCAACACCAATTAAAATGGTTAAGGTTATCTTCATCAGACATTTCTATTTTACTTTCTTTTTCTTCATTACTACCACCTAAGTAAGTATCGTAAAGTATTGTAACAAGTGTAAATGTGAAATCGTAAAATAAATCCATCTTTTCAAAAACAATATTATTTGTTTTAAACCAGATATCAACTTCACTATATTCTAATGGTTGTGTTAGGTAATTAAAAAAATTCTCCATAAGATTGGTTCTTATGGAGAATAATAAGTTTAATTATGTATTTTGTAAATTATTGAGTCTTTTGGTTATAACCCATTAAAGATTTAATTCTATCAAATTCTTCTTTTACTGTTTTACCTGTTTTAGATTTTTTAGATTTTTTTCCTTCTGGTAACTCATCGTAAACTGGAGATGGTACTCTTCCATATGATTCATCTTTCCATTTTGCTAATTGGTCATTTTCAAAGTATTTTGCAAATTTATCATTAACACCTGTGTTTTCTGCATTTGCCCAATCTTGGTTATTACCATTAGTTGAACTTCCTTTAATTTGGTTTTCAATAGTTTCTTTGCTAGGTTTTACTTCATCATAATCAGGTATATTTAAACCTGATACTTCCATATTATAATCTATACCTTCCTCATCAATTTCATATGCTTTTTTATCCATTTTAGCTAATTGACCGTTTCCTTTTGGGAAATGTTTTGGGTTTGTTTCATATTTACCTTTAGATCCAGATTTTAAATAACTAATCATTTTTTGTGCGGTCTTATCCAAATGGTCTTTATTTTCTTTTCCAGATTCTTTATGAATTTTTTCGTACTTACCAAGTCCTTTAGGTGTGGCACCTTTTTTAATATTATCTTTTTCTTCTTTAACAATGTTTTCAATAATATCAATAATTTCATTTTCAGTGAACAATGCGCTTTCATCACCGTCAACTAATCGATATAACGTTTCTTCTAGGTTAGAATTATCAGTATATTCTTTATTACCTAACTTAAATTTACCACCTTTTGGTGTATGTGCTAACTTACCTGTAAATGTGTTTCCTTCTGGTAATTCTATGTTTTCACCTCTAACAATCATAAGGGCCTCATCATAAGGTATTCCTATCATATACATTAAGTGTTCGGCTTTTTCTTGGTCTGAAGATTCGTTTTCCATTTCTTCATCAATATCAACTTTACCTTTACCTGGCCAACCTTTTTTAGATCTTTTAGCAAAATATAATTCAGACATTTTTTCTTTTAATTTCTTTGGAACTCTCTCGCCTTTTTCTTGGTATTTTCCACTCAAGTCTTTAAGGGCTTTAATCCTTGAGTCGAGATCTGAAATTGATTTATCAGAATATTCACCTGTTTTTTTAACTTTAACATCACCTTTCCACTTTTCACGCAATTCATTTTCAGACATACCAGCGGTAAAATCACTTTCACCAGTTCCAAACTCTAAAATTTCATCTTTCATTTTTCCACACTCCATACACATACCTTCTCTCATATCGCCACCACATTCGCAAACATTACCTTCCATAAAGTCACCTTTCATATTACTACCGCATTCCATACAATCTTTTTCTTGCATGTCACCTCTCAACATTTTAAAATCTTGTCGGTCTAATCTTCCGTTTTTATTCTTATCAAGTTTACGTTGTCCTCCGTGAAGTTTTTCAAACATTTCAGCACCGCCTTTCATAGTGCCACATTCAACACATTCTCCTTCGTAAAATTCTTTACTACCACACTCACAAACATTACCTTCAGCAACATAATCAAATGAATTTGACTTTATTTTTCCCATAACTTCATTTGCCTTACCTTCTAAGGTTTCAAGAATTATTTTATTTGCTAGTCTTTTCAAATATTCTTTAGAGTTTCTCATTTTGTTTTTTTATTATAAATATTTAGTACTTTGGATTTGAGTTAAATTCCTTGGATATAATTTCTTTAATCTGGTTTTCAGTCAATCCGTATTTTTTCGACATATTTTCAATAACCCTTTCAACATTCGATTCATTCCAGATATTAAGTGCTTTAATGTCTCCTTGATTACAATAAGGAAATCTTTTACATTTTTTTTTAACCTGGACAAATTTGCCTCCTGGTAATTGTGTTTTACGCCAAGATCTACCTTTTCCTTTTGGTGTACTACCTTGCATTTTAACGTCTTGAAAGCTATTCGCATCGTATTGTCCGGCAGAACTAGAAGATGTTGCTTCTTTAGTTTCCACTTTTGAGAATAGCGGTGTGTTGTCTAATGCAGCATATCCACCACCAGTTCCCATAGCTTCTTTGTTTTCACTTTTTTTACCTTTACTGTGTAATATTGAATTTAGGAATGTTTTTAATTCTTCTGGTTCTTTTAGATAATCTTTGATTTTTTCTTTAATTTTATTTGCAGAAAGTTTTTTATTTTTTGCTAATAAATAAATTTTTTTCATATCATCTGGATGATTTAAATAATCTTTTGGTGAATTTCTTTCAGTTTCTTCTTCAGTAAATTCTTTTTTCATACTAGAAACATCAGATCCTCTTAACCCAAGGTCATTAGCTTGTCTTCCAAGTTCAGACATAAACATATCTCTAAGTGAATCACTCATAACCCTTTGAATTTAGATTCCCAGAAACTTCTTTGTTGATACATAATTGTATAGAACTCTCTGAAAGATTTTATTATTAAGTCTTTAACTTCACCATTTAATTTACCATTTTTTTTCATTTCTTTGGTAATCCTTTCAACCAACTTGTCTTCAAACTGTTTTGCAGTATTTGACCCTAGAAAGTCTTTTATTTCTTTCTTAATTAAAGATTCTACTTCTCTTTTATCTGCTTGACTTAATGCCATTATTTAAATACTAAAATATATGTTAATGCTCCGACAATAGAACCAGACACGATTTCAATTATCGTATTCTTATTTTTAATTGTTTTTATATCTTTTCTTAAATCTTTATTATCTTCTTCAAGTAGTTTAACTTTTTCCTCACTGTCTTTAATTATAACTTGACTTGTACTATCTTTTTGTTCTAAAAATTTAATCACACCTTCTTCTTTCACAACTTTATTTTCAAGTTCTATAATTTCTTTACCGTCCAGTTCTGATTGTTTTTTTAATCTGTCAAGTTCATTTAAATCTAACATTATCTGCTTTCCAACACTAATAGGAAAACAAATTTTTGTTGTATCTTCTTTTTGTGGTTTTGTCTGTCCGAACGCTAAAAACGAACAAAATAAAAATGTTATTAATATTGTTTTTTTCATAATTAATATTTATATCTTTGTTTAAATGAACTATCAATCTCTTTTTTAGACATACCTTCTATTTTTTCTTTCTTTTCTTCGTAGAAATTATTGATATGTTCTCATCTATTTTTTTAATTTCGTTTTTATACGACGAAATAGAATCGTTTAATTGTAATTGTAATTGTTTCATTTTATTAATGTTCTGATCCAATTGTTCTAACTTATATTTTAATAGTTCTGATTTATCTGGTGCTGGTGTGAATATTCTAACCAACAAAAAAATAACAGTAGTAATTAATACTACCATTAAAATTTCTCTAAAATATTTTTTAATAAATCCGTTCATTATTCTTTTGTTTTCTTTCTTACCGCAATTACTTTAGACCATTTGGTTTTGAACTTTTCGTAATATTGTTTTAATTTATTCATCATTTTCAAAAATTCTTCATCAACTTGCATCATTGTTCCGTTGATGTAAACTCCATTGTTTTCACCAATTGAAAAGAAAAATTCCAAATCATATTCTGTAATCTTTCCAGACCATTCCACATTATTTGGATATAAATTAAGTTTATTAAAATCAACAATTTCTGCAACTTCATTTACAAACTCGTCCATACTTTCCTGGAACGCGGTTTTATCATCTGTTGTAAGTTGTAAATCTTTTTCACTTGCCCCGTGGATATACAGAATACCACCAGAAATTCTATAACCTTTTTTCTTATCTGTTTTTTTTTCTTCTTTATCATCACCAGGTTCACCTTCATCAGCGGTTTCATATTCAATATCTCTTTTAATACTATCCATTGGGTTATCTCTTTTGGTAATATTATTTGGTTCATCTATTTTTCCAGCTTCGGTTTCTGGTTGTTCCAAAATGAGACCATATCTTTTTTTAATTTCAAAAGATTCTTTAACCATTTTTTCACCACCAAGCATTGTTCTTGAGGCTTTAAGTAAATTTCTAATTTCTTCGTAATTATTCATTGTCTAATTGTTTTATAAAATATTCAAAATCAAAAGCCGGGCTCAAGTCTGTGGATTCTTCATCAATATTTGATTTTGTAATGATACCACTAAATGTTTCCAGTCTATTTGTTTTTGTGTTATGTCCAATACAAATTGGTTCAATGTTAAATTTTTCAGATAACTTAATACACAATTCAGCTGTCTTATCCAGTTGTATTTGTGTATATGGTTCCCAAAAAAAATAATCCCTCCATTTCTTACTGAACACTTTCTCTTTATAAATACTTCCCAACCAGTTAATGTGATGATTTTTTAATGGTTGTTTTTCCAACCATCCAAGATTTTCTAAGGAAATGATAATTGATTGTTTATCATATATAAAATTGTTTAACATTTTACCATAGTTTTCATCATCCATTGTTTGTAAAATGATGCCTTCTCTTGTTATAATATAGTGTGGTAATTTGTTATATTTTTTATTATATCTGTTTCGTAGTGATGTTAAATATTCATCAGCATTTCTAGATGTATGTGTTAAAACAATTTGAATTTTGTTTTTTTCAACTCCTAAATGATTATTAATTTTTTTATCTAAAATTTCAGACATTTTTAGTGTAAGTTAATCTTTTTATGTTACCAATGTCGCTTGTTGTTGTGGTTGTTTCTACTGGAACATCAATCCAGTAATCAATGTCTTCAAATAAAGGTTCTTCTTGGTCGGTATCTTGTATGGTATCTTGTATGGTATCTTGTATGGTAACTTGTGGGGTAGTTGGGGGTTGGTTGGGGGTTGGTTGTGGGGTTGGTACATCGGTTGGTAGAAAACTTTCTTCATCTTTTTTAGTCCCCTTAAAGGCTTGGTTTGTTGCAATAACTAAAGTAATTGCCAGTGGGTCAAATACAAAAATTAATATCAATATAAAAAGATTTGCAGTTCTTTTTACATCCCAATTAAGTAATTCACTAACATATTTGATTGCACCAAGCTCACTACTATTAATATCTTGTGATTGCATATCTAAAATCTGAACATCAAGTTTTGTTATACTATCATTGTAGTTATCAATTTTTTTTGAAATTGTGTCTCTTCTTGTTTGAGCTTCCTTTAATTGTCCTTCAAATGATTTTCTATTTTCGTTATTTGCTTTTGTTATAACTTGTCCACTTTTTTTATCAACACTTTGTAATGTTGTATTATTAGATAAACCATCCCTTAATTTTGTAATATCACCATCAAGAGTTGTTTTTTCTTTTGTTAATTCATTTTTTATTTCTTCAAACCTTTTTTTCTTAACTTCAACATTCTTTACTTTTTTTTCACTTATTTCAAGTTTTGCAATATTTCCCTGGAATCCGGTACTAAGTAGTCCGTAAATACCTAAAGAAGTAATAATGGATAATGTTATAAGTGCTGTAGTCATATAAATTTTAAGAGCACCATATGTTTCTTTCCATTTGTCGTGAAGATATGTGGCAATTGCAATTTTTGATATTTCTAAGAAGGATCCCATTATAATCACTGGAATCGCAACACCAACAAATACTATGGATAATCCAACAACACTGTAATAGGCAGCAGTTCCAGATAATCCTAGAGCACAAAACAACATAAACCAGGGTAAAAATTTTTCTTTCATATTAAATTATTATAGTTTATAAATACTTATAATAAAGGATATGAAAAATTCATTACTAAGGGAATCGATAAGAAAACATTTATTGTTAGAAAAAAGGATTGCAACGTTGAGGTCCCAAATATCTGTTACTTTTGAAGTTAGGTTAGATAAAGGTGGTCATACCCAAGATAGACAGGTAGAAAGAAATGTTAGTAGGGGTGATATTAATTTACTTTTAGGTTTGGCTGTTGATGAAATTACAAATAAAATTATTTTAGACGAATTAAACCATCAGGACGAATTTATTGTTAGGAGTAGAAGTAGTAATTTATTTATACCAATAATATTAATCGAAGAAGACCCTTATAATTTTGTTTTGTTAACAAAAACTGTAATTAGAAAAGAAGGTCAAGGTAGACCACAATTAACAATTTGGGTTGATTAAGTAGGATAGGACATTAGTATCTGAATCGTCTTCCATCTTCCTATCGACTTAGGCTTGTTCATTCCTAAATCACTTCTACTTAACCCACCACCTAGAGCTCGTTAGTGACTTTTAACCCTCGTTGTTTGTGATACAAAGATATGTTGTTTTTTCTAATCTACCAAACTTTTTTGATAAATATTTTGAAATATATAAGAAATTACATCAACTGTCCAACCATTACCCAAAACATTTTTTCTTTGGTTTAAAGATATAAGTGATGTATAACCATCTGGAAGTGTTTGTAGTCTTTCGTATTCTGTTATATTTAACTCACGCAGATTACCATTAACAACAACACCATAGTTACAGGCGGTATTTAACGTATTTGTTTTACCATTACTTACTCTACCTCTTCTTGTTTTACTTTTTGGAACTTCCAAATTAACACAGTCACCGTGTTTAGCATACAGATAACCAGTTTTAGTTCCATTCCTTATCTTAAATACACCATCGTTAATATCTAAAACAACTAAATGGTCATTGATTATTTTTTCATCCCCGATTGGAATTAAGATGTCTAATATGTTTATATTTCTATCTTGTATGTTTTTATCTAGTGGGATGTTTGTCCAATAAAGCCTTTGTCTTTTTTGTGCTGAAAAAAATTTACTATCAATCATTACTGGTTCAACACCAATAGCTTCAGTTATAATATTTTCCCATTCCTTTTTCATTACAACATTTTCAAGTAAGAAATAGGTTGGTTTAACTTCATTTAATACTCTAACATATTCCCAAAATAAACCACTCTTACCGTCAAAACCTGTATTATCACCAGATCTACTAAAAGACTGACAAGGTGATCCCCCAATTAATAAATCAATCGTTGGTAATGTTGAGGTGTCTAAACCAACTACGCTTCCTAACTGAACTGTGTTTGGGAAATGGTGCTGTGTAACCTGTATTGCGTGTTTATCAATTTCAGAAGCAAAATAGTTTTCTACTTCGACACCAGCTCTTTGTAATGCCAGTTGGCCACAGGAAACCCCATCAAATAGACTCAATACATTCATATTCCATATTTTTGAATATATGTTCTATAACACCTACGGTCCACCCATTTCCTAACATTTTATATCTTTGAGTGTTTGAAGCAACTGAAGAATAATTATCTGGAACATTTTGTAATCTCTCGTATTCTACTGGTGTTAACATTCTAATATTACCATTATCCATAACACCACTCATTTGTTGATTACCAAATCCTTTATAGTCTCTTGCAAGTAATGTTGCTGACTTATCACCACCAGGTTTATGTTCCTTTTTTTGTTTTGATACAATTATGTGTTGTCCACTTAAAAGTATGTTAGACATTGTTATGTTTGAATCTTCAGGTTGTTCTATGTTTGGTATGTTGGTCCAGTAAAGTCTTTTCCTATTTTGTGCTGATACAAGATTACTATTTATAAGAATTGGTTTTACACCCATATGTTCTGTTATAACATCCTCATATTCTTTTTTCATTACAACATTCTCAAGTAGAAAGTACTTTGGTTTACATTCTTCCATTAACCTTACAAACTCAAAAAACAATTTACTTCGCTCATCGTCAAAATTTAATTGTTTACCAGCAAATGAAAACCCCTGACAAGGACTACCACCAATAAGTAAATCTATTTGTGGTAGGTCAGAACCTTTTACTTGTGTTACATCACCAATCTGGATTGTTTCCGGATAGTTATGTTGGGTTACTTGTATTGCAAACTTATCTATTTCAGATGAAAAGTATTTATCGTACTTAATACCAGCTTTGTTAAGTGCAATCTGTCCACAGGACATCCCATCAAAAAGACTTAGTACATTCATCATAGATAGTCAAATAATTCAGATGATTCATTACGAAGTCTACGAAGAGCTTTCTCTTTTATCTGTCTTACCCTTTCTTTTGTAAGGTTAAAGTCAGAACCAATATCTTCTAATGTTCTTGGTGTGCCCGTAAGACCAAAGTAGTCTCCGATGATAGATTTTTCACGGTCGTCTAATACATTAAGTAACGATAACAACTTGTCCTTTAGAATGTCTTTGGTATTAAATCCAGCATCAGGTGCAACAGCATCGTGGTTTTCGATTAAGTCAATAAGAGTATCACCATCTTCGTTGATATTCATATCAAGATTTATAATAGAAGGTAACCCAGCAAATTTATCATCAAGTTTTTTACCTGTCTGCTCAACTTCTTTTTTTGCTTTATGTAAATCCTGGACAACATTAACTGGTAGTCTAATTGTTCTGGCGTTATCATTTAATGATTGGATAATTGATTGTTTAACCCACCATACTGCATATGAAATGAATCTCAAGTCTTTATTCCAATCAAAGTTTTTAATTGCTTTCATAAGACCTAAGTTTCCTTCAGCAATAAGGTCTGGTAAATCAAGACCTTGATTTTGGTATTGTTTTGCAACAGTAATTACAAATCGTAAATTACCTTCTAATAGTTCTTCTTCTATTTTTTTTCTTTCTCTATCAGAAATTTCATCTGATTTCATTTTTAACGCCAATTGTTTTTCACGATCAGGTGTCATAACCTTAATCTTTCTAATATCTTTAAGATAGTGATAAATTTCGTCCTGGTTAATAGGCGCTCCTTGGTTTTTTTCCTTCATATTATATTTGTTTTGAGTATTCATCTAATTTGTCTTTTTCAGCTCTTGTGAGTGATTCCATACCTTGACTTGAAATCTTATCTAAAATTTCGTCAAGAGTCAAATCACATATTTGATTTTTTACAAATTCTTCGACACGAGCGTTGTGTTCTTCCATAAATTTCTTGATATCGAAAGCTGGGTTTTTATCTATAAATATTTCTTTAACGCGATTTTGTGTTTTTGGTTTCCTTCCTTTCTTATTTAATTTCTTTAAATGTTCCAAATGTGCTGGAAGCATATTTGATGTGATTGTCTTTGAGGTCTGGACAAGTACGTACATAAAATCTGGCGATTCATCGTATATTAAATCAATATAGATTGTAAGTTCTGGTTGGCACATATCAGAATCAAAATGGAATATGGTGTGATTGTCTCCATAAACAAAAGTAATATCATCAGATTTTGAAATTGTTGATAGTTCTTCTGCTATTTTAAGGTTGGTTTCTTTTTTATCCCAAGTATCGTTACAAGGATAGACGAATAGTAAGTATTTCATAGATTTTTAATTTTGGTCCTACAAAGATAGTAAAAATATTGAATCTGGTTGTATTATTTTAATAAAAATCCAAGTTCATAAACTAAAGGTCGCATTCTGTCTTCCAAGTTTTTATAAAGTTGTCTAAACTCTTTAAATTCTTCAGGAAAATACTCTTTCCATACTAATTTAAGTTGTGCGTAACCAGCATCCCAACTGTTAAGGTGATTATTATCATCCGCAAAATGACTTCTCGTGGTCATGGACATTCTCACTAATTCAGTCGCCTTATCTAAAACTAACTTTGCGTCAGGTGATAATTGTTCGTATATGTTTTCTTCACCAAATAGTAAATTGTGAACATATCTGTTGTTGTCTGTTCTAACATCACTATACAACTCGTTGTAGTTACTATTGTTTGCAAGTTCCATCATTTCTTCTTTTGACATCCAAAAGAATTCATTTTTAATGTCCCATAATTCAGAATTATACTCAACATTTCTCATTGAGGTTTGAAAAGAATGGATATGAAATAAAGAATAGACAACCGAATCTACTTTGAAGTTATTAAAAATTTCTGTATCACAATTTGGTTTGATAAATTCATCTTTGTCGTCAATCCAAAATCTCTTAATGACTTTTCTTGCGGAAAATCCTACCACCATTCTTTCAAAATTTTTAGAAGTAATTGGTTTGTTTCCGTTTGCCTTACAAACACCAGACATTAAATGTACCACATTTTGTTGTTGAACGTTATTTGAGTCGTTATTAATATAACCAATAGCGTCACTATATCCTTTTTTTAAAATGTTTGAGACACCCAAAGCAGATTCTAAAACAGGAAATGTAATATTGTTTTTTGGTAGACTTTCTTCCATCCATTCAGAAAGATTTATTTTATCATCAGTATTATAAATAATTTTTTCACCAATTTTAACGATTTCAAAATTTTCATTTTTTTCTAAAATATCATATGTAAAAGAGTACTTGTTTTCAATTTCAATTGGTTTCAGAATAGAAAAAGTCAAACCCCAAGATTTAATGTCAGCAAATTCTCCTGAGTCCATAATAAACCCATCAACTAATGAGTATTCTGACAAAAATTTATTTCTAAAATTTTTATTAGATATTTGAGTTAAAAATCCTGGTGTTGAGAACATGCAAATGTTAGATTTTATTTTTTGTAATTTAAAAATAAATTGTAAATACAATTGAGAAGCTGCGATACCCATTTTTTCAACATTCATTTCGTTACCAACAATAGTATTTGTCATACCTTTAGTTGTTGATTTGTTTTCCATTAACAAACTATTATTTGGTGTTGGTTTACCATAAGGTGAATTCATTAAGACAATTATATCACGACCACTCTCAATCGCATCTATTAACCCTTTTGGTAAAAAGTCATAATCATCATTTAAAAAATCAAACTGAAACTTTACCGCTTCAGGGTTATAACACATCTGTTCTGCTGTTTGAATATCTGAATAATTAAGTGTTGACACATATAACTCTTTGAACTTATAATCACGAGTTAAATTCCCAGTACCCCAGGCTGGATCCCATACCACATATTTTTCTTTCCAATCTTCACCATAAACCGATGAAATATATTCATGAGCTTTATCGACCCATATTGTTGGTGTAAAAAACTCCCCTTGTTTACGTCTTGTTACATCTTGGATTAGTCTATCAACAACAGCAGTAAGATCTTCTTTTTGTCTTGGTGTGTATTCCCTAGAAAAATGACTAAAAAATGATTCAAATGCTTCTTTTGATTTTACAGGAACTTCGTTAAAAGCTTTTGTTACAATTGTTTTTCTTTTTTTAACAGGATGTAAGTAGTTATCGTCAGGATTGATTAGTATTTGGGTAAAAAGATTTGCTAACTGGTTTGTGTTTAAACTATTTTTTGCTAATACGTTTTTTTCAAAATGAGTAAAAACGTCTACCATGTTTTTTGGGGTAATCGGAACAAGTCTTACAACATTTTTAGCAAGATTTTTTATTTTACTAACAATTTCATCAATCTGAGTTACATCAAAAACAAATGGATTAATTTCATTGTCATTCATTAATAAATCAAATAAAACCTTATTTGTGTGAGCACTAGACGGTGATATTGACCAATCAATATCTAAATCTAAATATTTAAATAATTCATTTACATGTAAAACAAACCATTCATTTTTATCACCAACTAAAACTATATTTGGAATTTTTGTACCATCTAAAACAAATTTTTTAATATAGACAATCACCTGACACAGTACAATAACTATATCACTTTTTTTTCTAAAATCAAAGTCTTTTTTAAATTCACATAATATTCTTATTTTGTGTTTTTTTGAAACACCATACCCATCACATAAATATGGTGATGTAAAAATCATATCTGGAATTTTGGTTGATAAAAATTGTCTATAACTATTTTCAACATCTTTTTCTACTTCAGAGACATATAATTGATTTAGTGTTTGTCCTGTTATTGTTAGTTTTTTCATAAAAATTTAATATATAATAAATACAAATTTACAAATAATATTTTAATTTACCAAAAGTTTTGAAATATTATTTTGTTTTGAAATCTTTACAATAGTGTCACTACATTGATTTATCATTGGGTTGTGTGATATAAGGAAGATTTTATCAAAATAATCTTTAATTTTCACAAAAAATTCAAAAATCATTTCTAAATTGTCATTACTTATTTTACCAAATACTTCATCAAAAACTACCACATTCGGTTTTGGTAGCGAACATACCTTACTTAAAACAGATCTTAATGCAAGTGATGCTATTGTTTTTTCGTAACCAGATCCGGAAGTCATTAATTTCTCAATACCGCTATTGTTGTCTACCTGGATAAACTCAACCTCGGATTTATCATTAATTCTAATTTCTAATTTAAAATAACAAGAATCTTCCATCAATCTTTGTAGTTCAGAATTAATAAGTGGCATCATAGTCTTCATAATGATTTTACTAACACCATTTTTACCATAACTTTCAAGATACATCTTATAGATCTTATCCTTACTTTCTTCTTCTTTAATTTTTACAATCAAGTTCTTGTTATTGGTAATCTTTTCCTGGTTTGATTTAATACTATATTCATTTGAACTAATCTGGTTATTCTTTTCTTTTAAAAGTCTGTCATAACTTTCAAGTTTTAAATCTGCTTTGATTAACATTGAGTCAATCTGGTCGTTGGTCTTAATTTTATCCTGAACATCACCCCACCTTTTTAATTTATCTTCCAGACCAGAAATTTTCAAATCACAACTTTCAACACTCAAATCGTATTTTTCTTTAATAAGTTTGTTTTTCTCATACTCATCAAATTGTCTTTTTGTTTCAACAAACTCTTTTTCTTTGTTGGATAAACCCGTCATTAACTTTTCAATAACCTTTTTTTGTTGTGTAAATCCATCAAGTTCAGATATTTTTTGTTGTGTAATTGCAGCATTCATAAGTTCAATACCACAGTGTTCACATTTAATACCACCATCAACTTCTGACTTTAATTTTTCTATTTCAGAAATTTTAGTTTCAAGTTCAATTTTTGATTGGAATTTATTTTTGTAATCTTCTTTTACTTTATCGTGTTTGTCTTCTTCATAGAATTGTTTTGGTTCAACAACCTTTAATGTTGAAAGTAGGTCAACATAAGATTGTTTTTCTTTATTTAAAGTTTCGATTTGTTCTTTTGTCTTTTCTGGATTAAGTAAAGCAATCTCTTTATCAATGTCAGAATGTTTTTTCTTTAACATTGAGTCTCTATAATCTTTTCCTTTTGCAATACCGTCTTCAATTTCTTTTACTTCACCTTTAAAGGTTTCAATTTGTCCCTCTAATTCGGTAATTTTATTTTCAAAAGATTCAATATCTTGTTTTAACTCTTCAGAATTATAGATATTTGATAATTTTGATTTACTAAATGATGAATAAATTTCTTTTGCAACTTCTTCTTTTTTCTTTAAAAACTCAAGACCCATAAACCTTGAAAGGACCTGTCCTCTGGCTGTTGGTTTTGATTCCAACAATTCTTCTAGGTTTGTTGCCGTTGTAAGAATCGTCATTAAGAAATCCTCTTTGGTCCCAATAGAGTTTTTAATGAATGCTTCAGTCTCCCTTCTTTGTTCACCAGTAAAATTTTGTAGTGAACCATCGTGTAGTTTCTTAAAAAAGTCTAGTTCCGTTTTAACATTCCATTCACCTTTCTTTGATTTTTTCCTCTCAATGTTTCTTACAATAATGTAATCTTCACCATCTATTGTAATTTCACCTTTTACAACTACCGAGTCTTTATCGGTAAATCGGTTAAACACTTCTTCAGCTTTTGATGTTTTTGTTGTTTCATTAAAAAATAAAAACATAAGTAAATCCACCGTAAGTACTGTCTTTCCTCCAAAGTTTGGTGGATCTGACTCAACAACAACAATACCATTTAACTTATCAAAGTTTAATCTTTGGTTTTCACCATATGATAAAAAGTTGGAGAACTCGATGTTTCTAATATACCACTTTTTGAATTGCGTTGTTTCAGAATCGTCTTCTTTCATTTTATTCTCAACTGTTTTATTCAGTTCAAGAATACTTGTAAGATGTTCTCCATAACCTTTGGATTCCAAGAATTTTTTAAGTAAGTCAAGTTGATAGTTAACGTCTGTAATATTCATCGATACATCAACTGTTTGCATAGTTTCAGTATCAACATTTTTTACTTTTGTAACAACATTAACGTTTGTAGTGTTATACTTCTTTTGAAAGTAATGTTTAACACTCTTCATCTTGTCTTGTGTAAAATTTTCTTGTAGGTCTTCCCACACCACCTGGATAGATGGGTTTTCAAACTTTGAGAAATCCAAGTCTTTTATCATAATATTGTAATTGTATAATTTTGGTGGATTAAATAAATCCATTTTTTATTTTTCTAATTCTGAAATTTGGTCTTCAACTTGCGGTTCTTCTCTGTCTTCAATAGAGAACCCAGTACTATCAAATTCTGGTTCAAACATTTGTCCATTTTCCTCTTTGAACTCAACGATAGAATTTAATTCTACGTCGTTAACAACGCTAAATGGAACTTCTTGTTCTCCAACTGAAACATTAAGACTTTCAGCTTCTTGTTGTTCGGCCATTTGTTTCATTAATTTGTTAAGTGCGTTTTGCATTGCATATTTTTCTTGTGCAATTCTTTTGTTTCTTTGTGCGACCTTTGCTCGGTGCTCTTTAGCTTTCTTTCCCATTTTTATTTATATTAATCGTTTAAAATTTACTCTTCATCATCCTGTGGAATAATATATGTTGTTTCAACTTTTTGATTTGATAATCTATTTTCTTCAAACCATTCAACTATTGCATTAATTGCCCATACTGAACCGGCGGATAACATACCATCAAAGAATACTGAAAAATATTCGTTAAGTCCAATTAAATTGTGAATCGGTGAAAACATTGTTAATGATAAAAAGAACCCAACCCAGGTTGAGGTACATAACATACACTTTATTAGTTCCGAAATGAATTTAAACACCGGTCTTATTAAAATAGAGCTATCGTCACTTCCCGCAATATGGATTGCATTTCTTAATCCATTAAATATGGATCCATAAACTAATATGGTAGTCATACCATATGCCACTAACATAAAAATTACTAATTGTATCATATTCTATCATTTAAATTTGACCCCCTCATAAAAATTGCTTTTAATGGATTTTTTGTATTTTGGAGGTCCTGGTTTATTTTTTCTAAATTTTTTATTTTTTCATTTTTATCTGAAATTTCTTTTCTTAACTTCTGGAGTGTTTCCTGAAGCATTTTTTGGTTTGTGTCGTCTAACTTTTCGTCTAAATTACGTCTAAGTTCATCTAATTCTTCATCCTTTTTAGACATTTCTTTTTGGAAAGAATTTTCCATTTCTTCGGTCTTAGTGGAAAAAATTTTCCGTTCTGACTCCAAATCACTGTTTAACTGGAAAATTTTTTCTTCAAGTTCTTCATTATTGGTTATTGTTACAATTTTTTCAACTTCTTTTATTACTTCTTTTTCAACGATAACTTCCTTAATTACTTCTACCTCCTTGATAACCTCAACCGGTACTTCCACCCGTATTTCACGGATTACCTCAATTTCTACCTGTTTTTCACCAACAATACCCGTTTTTAAGTCTTTTTCATCTACATTAAGTGTTTTTTCCAATAATCCGTACTTCTCTATATTATACCCAGATTCAAAACATTTTTTAATGAAACCATCAACATCTTCAATTTTGTTTACATTACAATAAGATGTTATAGAATCTAAAAGTTTATTATTAAAAATTTTTGAGTACTTCGGTTCCATTTTCAATATCTTCAAAAGATTTTATTGAGAACTTCAAAAACGGTTTTGGGTTTTCAAGATCTGTATAGGTATATTCTTTAGTTCCGAAATCATAAGTTCCGAAACCGTGGTTTCTGATGCTCTCCCCAATGTTCTGTTGAATTGGTGATCCGATCATATATCCCTTACCTGTTTTAAATTTGAACTCTTGTCTTTTGTGAATATCCCCACATAATACAATATCAAGTCCGTTGAATTTTTCTACGTCATAGGCTTCTTCGCCAAAGTCAAATCCTAAATCTGTTTTCATTCCTTGGATTGGCCCGTGAAATAAACCAACTTTAATTCCTGTTGCTGCATTTAAATCCGGTGGAATGTTTCCCTGATATTGTGAATAAACACACCAGCTAACATTATCATCCTCATAAACACAACGGTCTTTATAATAAACAATGTTTTTGTTATTTAATGAATCGATAATCGGAGATAAAGCGTCTAACCTATCTGTATTATTCACAAGAAAGTCGTGATTACCAGGAATGATTATTGTTTTAGCAATATAAGAACATTCTTTTAAAATCCAACTTACCATTTCAATAAGTTCTGGTGTAATTTGATTTTTTGAATGGACAAGATCTCCGGTGAATACGATTCTATCTGGTTTAATTTCTTTCCATTGGTTGATTGCATCTTCCATTATTGACCTATAAAGGTCGTGGTCTTTAAATAATCGGATATGTAAATCCGAAAAGTGTACTAGTTTTTTTATCATTACATTACAATTTTTGGTGGTGCACCTAAATCATCATATCCATCATTTTTAAATGGATTTGATGGTACTGGTACTGGTTCAAATCTATGTGGAACTATTGTTGATGGATTTGGAAAGAAGGGGTCAATATCTTTTACTTCACCCATTTTTTCAATAATAGGTGATATATTATCTTCCGATTTACCGTGTAAATAACCTTCTAACCAAAAATAAAATTCTTTATAATTTAACATACTTAATCCTCCTCAATACTAAAATCATATTCATCTTCGTCTTGGATTTTGTCCCACTCCAACTCTTGGTCTCCTCTAAAATCCACTTCTTCATAAAACTTTTCTTCATCTTCTTCAAAAAGTTTTGCTTCTTCATCTGTCAATTCTGTTGAGTATTTACAAATTGTTGTATACGACTCAAACCATACTAATTTTTTACCCATTTTATTATATTTTTTGTTTATACTAATTTAAATTCCACAGAACAATCTTTTTATTTCAAATAAGAGTAAACATTTATCATTATATTGTCCATCACCTTCAAAACAATCTTCATTTATTAAGTAGATAGGTTTTAAACTGAACGGTTGTAACATTAAATTAATAGGTCTCCAACCTCCATTTTCAATATCTACATTGTAATGCCATCTGGTAAATGATGTTGTAAGTAGATATTTGCTACCACTTCTTATTATGTTTTGTAATGCTTTATTTACATTTTGATAATTAAAATGCCCTAATAAATCTCTAACAAAAATTAAATCAACTTTTGGTAATTCACTTTCGGTTAAATCTAAGACTCTAAAATCCATATTAGGAAAAGTGATATTATTTGACTCAATCATTTTATCAACAATATCAGCCCCAATGTAATTAACATTATTCATATCAACGTGTTGCATCCAGTTAAAATCACCACATGGGATATCTAAAACACTTTCTATTTTAAATTTCTTGAACAGTTCTGGTAATTCTTTCCTTATAACTTCGGTACTTTTTAATTCTGAACCAAGGCCGGATCTGCTTTCTTCACTAGTCCATAAATTACTTTCGTATATGTTTGTGAAAACTTCTTTTAATTCTACCATTTTTATTTATATTAATTCACGATTATAAAGATTTACTAAAATAATTCTTGCGAATCTAAAATCTTTTGCTTTATTTAATTTTAATCCATAAGCAAGTGCCACAGTTTTAAGATGTGGATAAGCCTCACTTATAGTCATTTTTCCTATTTCCATTTTAATCAATAAAAAGTTCAAAGTCCTTATTTACGTGTCCGCAATCATCACACTTGTATGTTGGGAATGGTACTAATGTATCTTCAGGACTGCCGGTCAAAAGTTTTGGTACTTTTTTAATCATTGTGACTTCTTTAAAGAATTTTGATTCACACTTTTCACATTTAACAGTTTCCTGTTGTTTTAAGTCAATTCTTGGTTTAATAATGTCTTCCATTTTATATTATTTTTTAAGTTTATTCAACATTGGTTTTATATCCATATCAAGTATAGTATTTATTGTGGATTTATCAACTCTGTATTCCACATATTCACGGTCATCTGTTAGTCTTACAATAATACAACCCAACAATTTTATGTTTTCGTATTTGGACCCCTCAAGCATTTTAAGAATTAGTTTACCATATAAAGGTAATTGTGTCTTGTAATGACCTAAAGCGTTGTTTGGTAGGTATTCAAATGGTGGTTTCATTGGTTTAATATACTTTTGTATTATAAAGTTTTTCTCTTTGTTGCTTTTCCAGTCTGTTATTAATAATCCAATTTCACCACTTGTTCCGATAACTAACCACACCTTATCTGGTTGTCCGGTATATCCAAGTTCTGGATGTCCCAAAACAATTTCAGTATCAATTAAAACACAACCTCTTTTTTTTAATAATTCAACGTAGTTTTTACCAGCAACAATCATTGCATCACTCGTTGTTATTTGTTCGGCATCACACTCAAAGATTGGTTGTCTAACCTGTTTTATTACGTTAAATTCTTTTAGTGTATGTTCCTCCAAAAAGTAATGAACTCTGGACCCCATATTTGTTGATCTTGTCCCTTTTTCGGCCCATTCGGCAAGTAACTTTTCTGTTTCATCTGGGTCTCCTCCAGACATTTCAAATGCTTTTTTTTCTGATGGAAATTCATCATAAAAAAGTTTCATTACCTTTGATACAGAAGGAAATTTGGAATGTAAATTACCGTCCAAATCAAGCATTGTGTATTTGTGTGTATCTTCTTCAAAAGTTAATTGGAACTCTTTTTGTCTTTTAGATAAGATATCTCTTATTTCTTGTGCTACTTTATATAAATCCATTAGTCTCTTATTTCAATATAATATTCATTTATTTGTCCCTTTAAATCGCAGACATCTCTATCGTCTGGTAATCTTACAATTTTAACCCTACCCCACAATTCACCACCATTTAATTCGTGATATAATCTTACAGCATTATTCCAAGCATCACCATCCAAACAAATTATAACATCACCTTTTGCGTTATTGTAGATTGTTTCAAAAAGAAGTTCTGACATGTGTTTTCCAAGCATCACAACTGGATTATCTAAAAACATTCCATCAAACGCACCCTCAACAAGGTAGATGTCTTTATTCCAATCAATTAGATTTTCCCAAAATATAATCTGTTCTTTTTCTGCTTCCGGATTTCTGTATTTTGCTCTACTGTTTGGGTCCCAACTTCTACCGACATAATAGTTTAAATCACCTTTTGTGTTGTATGATGGTATAATAATTCTACCCATATGACTTCCTTTATCACAAAAACCAATTCCAAACCTTTCGATTATTTCATCGGTTATTCCACGATTTTTAAGATAGTTATAAGCTTGTTTTCTTACTGGATATATTGGGTGTGAGTCTTTGAATAATGTAAAACTATCAGGAAGTACAACTTTTGGTTTTTTTACTTTTACAACTTTTTCAGTTTCATCTGGTCTTAAAATATTATAAAGTTTTTTTAACTTTCTATTACCAAACTTATCAAAAAGTTTTCCTAAATTACCGTGGGTTCCTTCACTATCACCACAAGCCCAACATTTATAAACACCATCAAAGTAATTTACTTCAAGATTATGTTTATTTCTATCATCATCACATACAGGACAATTAAAAGAAATTTGACCACGATTAGGATAGTGTAATCCGTGGTCACCCAAAACCTCTTCTAATAATTCTACGATTGCTTCTTGTTCATCCATTCACTATAATATAAATGAATTTTTTAACTTAATCAAATATTAATTTTTTTCCGTTTCTTTTTGACTCATATAAATCGGAAACGTTGATATAGTGTTTTAGAAATCTTTTTTCGTCAATTGAATTTGCGTCGATTTTAATATTTTCATTTTTGTGTTCACACTTTGAAACCTGGATTGTGGACCAAATCCATAAATTTTCATATAACCAGGTATTAACCATATAATCATAATCCCAATTATTTTTTTCACATTCTTTATGGATATGTCTTCCGATTTCGACAGTACCAATTACGTGGTCACCAAGTTTTTCTCTTTTTTCAATAGATTTTTCGGTTCTAATTGCAAGACTAAGACCACCTTGTGTTCCAATACCCATATAACCTAAACCACGGTATGAGTCAAGTTTCAAATCACCTTCTGGTGTATTTAAATTTATTGCATTTTTTAAATCTATTAGTTTTCTGTAGAAATACCTTTGGTATTTTTCTTTATTTTCATTCCAATAGTGGTCTCTTCTGAACTCATTGAAATATTTTTTTACGTCTATACCCATACTGAAATTATATTATTCTACAAAGATAAGTAAAATATTTTAATTAGACAACTTCACAAGATTTTTTGATTATCTATATTTATATCTATATGCCTATAGACATAACAATTAACGATATTTCTGGTCAAACACCATTTGATGTTTACGTATGTAACACCGGACAGACATATTGTGTGTATTCGGCAACAATAACATCTGGTGACTTACCTTACACTTTTGAAGTTCCAATTCCTTTTTTGAACTCTGAAGGTGTTAATTTAAGAATTATTGATGATAATGACTGCCAAATAAATGAAATACTAATAATATAATGGCTTGTACTGAAATAAATTTTTGTGTAGATTCTGGTGGTAACCTTTATGATGGTCAATATACCACAGATAGTGGTTTGTATAATGGTTTTACTTCTTACACTGGTGATAGTGTACCATTTTTTATATACTATTCATTAACTCAAGACAGATGGTGTTTATCCACAAGTTTGGGTGGTTCTTGTTCACAATTTGGTCCAGTTGGTATTGGTAGTGATTGTCCAGATTTTGATGAAAGTTTTTTTATAACTGGTGTTTGTATTACAACCACAACAACAACCTCGCCTTGTGATGTTTTTAATTTTGAAGCGATTTTTGATTGTTTGGTCCCAACAACAACTACAACGACTACTTTAGCACCAACAACTACTACAACAACTACGGTTCCTTTTAATCCTTGTACTGGTGTATCGGTAAATGCTTCAATAACAGCTTACACAACAACTACAACAACAATTCCAGTTACAACTACAACAACAACAGAAGTTATAAGACCTTGTAATTTTGATGGTGTTGTAACATTTAATACATTTGATGAATATATGAGATGTGGTAATAGTAAGAAATTTAGGGATTGTTTAACGGGTATTGAATATTTTTCAAATGATTTATTATTCAATGAATCAGGTGATACATTAATTCAAAATTGGGTTTATAAATCAACAATTAATGGTGTTTCTACTTGTGTTACGTTTATGGGTCTGGTAGATAACATTAGTGGTTCTGACGTTATAATAATAAATGAAACTTTAGGTTCCGAATTACAAGGTGCTTGTTTAGAGTGTGTTCCGGACCAAACAACTACGACCACAACTACCGCGGCACCAACTACGACCACAACTACGACTGTTGGTTGCCAAATAATCCAATATCGTGTACAAAATAATGGAATTACTGTTCAAGAATTTAAATATTTTGATTGTGATGGAAATACTATAAATTGTATTGTTTCGGGGTATGGAACGAGGGATATATGTTCAAGTACTCCACCAACTGTTTTACCTAATTCTAATGTATTGGTATATCCAGTTACACCACAAACTTTTTGTAATTCCGCAACAATTTGTTAAAAAAAAAATATCGTCTAAAAAGACGATATTTAAAATTATCGGTATTTTAAACGATGTTATCTTCTTCTTCTAAAATATCTTGATTCTGTCATTTGTTCTGAATCCATCCTATCTTGACCCCAATTTTGGTTTGGTCTTTGATTTGCAACATCCATATCATTTCTTTCACTTCTAATTGCAAATTCTAATTCTTTTAAGTCAGACATAATTTCATCTGGTGTTCTTGCACCCAATGTACCACCTCTTTCTTCTAAAAAACTTCTTACAAAGTCCATAGCACTTCTTTGTTCCATTTTTTCATCTTCCATTTCAAAAATGGTTCTTTTAATTATTCTTGATAAATCTCTTTCTGTTAACCTAACTATTTTTTTCATAACTTTTTTTATTATAAATATATCAATATTTAAAAAAGTTACTTCCAAATTTCTTTTAATCGCATATATCCTAACACACAAGTGTACGCATCTGTCTGGTCAAAATTTTCTTTTTTAAGTGTATTGTTTTTTGTATAACCCCAAGTTATTTGTGGTTCACGTTTTGCAACCTTTTCCCAGATTAACATTTTTTTATCAATGTCTTTTGGTAGACCACCAAATAATACAAATTTACCTTTATCGTTTTCTTGTACTAGTTCTGGCCAAGCATATTTCCTTGAGTTGTATGTTGATACAAATTCTGGAATAATACCTAAAATATTATATATTTCTTTAAAAACAAAACTATTAAATCTTAATAAGGTTTGGATGGTATATACGTTATTTGAATTTAGTAGTGGTTCTTCAATTATTACTTTAACAATTCCCAAATTAACATATTGTTTTAATTTTTCAGCAAAAATTTCTGATTTTAAAATTAACTCTTTTAACTTATCATCATCACCTTTAGCCATCTTTGGTCTTGGTGAAATATGTGTTAACTCCAACAGTTCTTGATTTTGGACTTCAAATAAAGCCCACCCAATTGTTTTGGTTGATATATCTAAACCAAGTACTTTTGGTGAATTTTTAATTTGTTTTCCCATAATAATCTTTTTATTAAGATTATAAACTAAAAGGAATAAAACTAAATAATTAGATGTCTATCTTAATCACGTACTGTTGAATGCCCTGTCTTAACGTTGGTGATTGTAGTTTAGACATTACAAGAATATCTTTGTTATCATCAAGTAATGCTATTTCAGTTACGTATGATTTTGTACCTGGAATCCAAGATGGGTTTGTTGATACTTGAAACTCACTAGAACTTAAATTTATCTTATATTTCATTTCATAAATTGTTGCCATTATGTCTGTTTCAAATGCACCATAGAAATAATACTCATCACCAAAATTTAATGATTGCCCAGTATATCCAACTGGTGTTAGATTAATGTAGTCATTTAAGTTATAGTATGGTGCTGAATCGTAGTTATCTGGAGAAATAATAAACGTTGTTCCAGTTAATGAACTTTGAGTAATAAAACCATCTATAAAACTATTTTGGATTTGTGTTGTAAAATCTACTTTTTTCCACATCGCAGGATTCGGTCTTTGTCCTGTTTGTACTTTTTGAACAAGGATTTCAAATTCATCACCAAAGAAACCGTTTGGTGTAATACAAGGTGAACAATTTGGTAAATAATTTGTAGTTGTAGTTGTTGTTATTGGAAATATTGTTGTAGTTGTTGTTGTACATCCACTACAATCATCAACCAAATCAATGATTAAATCACCTTTTGATTGGATACCAGAACTTGAACAAACAACAGTTCCAGTATTTCCTGGTAATGTGAGTGGTGATGTTTTTGTTTCATCACAACAAGGTGTAAATATAACATTTGTACTTCCAGTAAGTTCTGTATTTGTAATTTGATATCTACCACAGAATGAATTAGTTGTTGTTGTCGTAGTAATAGGTTGTAAACTATATGGTTGTATTAAACAATTAAAGTCACCACCAAATCTTACAGCGACATTTTTTGAAACGTCTGGACTACACTCGTTATTGTTACCTTTAATCGATGAATAATAATTACAATGTAATGAATTTGTAAAACAGAAAGTGTTATTTATTCTATATGTCACAAATAAAGTTTGTGAATCACCAGTTAATATACCTTGTGATGATGTTGTTGTATCACAAGTATTTGGTGTTATTAATGAAACTTGTGGTGCCGGTAATGTCCAGTTTCTATTTGACTTATACGACATCGCTGCAATAATTTCTTCATCATCAATAATAACTAACTTACTATCTGGAAATACCTTACCAATTCTATTTGGTAATCCATCTGAATTAGGGTTTGTGTCCCACAAATGATAATACCTAATACCAGGTTGATTCATTCCTTCATTTTTTGTGGACTGAATATAATACGGTGTAAATAATTCTTTATCGTCAAATCCTGGAGGATCTACCCAGAAAGTTTGACCATTACAACAATTTGGATTTTTATGCCACATTAACCAAGGAATATGTAACTTAAAGTTTCTTGCTTGTCCAGTTGTATCATCTGGATTGGTTGGGTCGTATGGTTCTAATGCAAATTTTTCACCATAGAAGAAATCAATTGTTTGATTTGTATAATGAATTATTGCAATTGCCTTTTGTTCTTCTGGTTTTACTTGTACAATTTCACCAAAAGAATTATAATAAAAGGTATAACTTGTGTCTGTTTGTCCTAGACTAGAATTATAACCAAAATATTCTTTACTACCTATATAATCTATTGAACCGAATTGCGTATAGTCTTTGAATTGACTTGGTATCAACCCTGCTGGGTTTTCTGTCCAAGGAATGTTCATATTCCATACTTTAACATCAAATTGGTCTGTATCACAAATAGATTCAAAATCAATAACTTGTTCACTCCAATGTGGCATAGGTGTTATACTATCATATAATTGAGTCATACTAGAAGGATATAAAATTGCTCTAGAATAACAATTTACAGGATAACAAGTATAATTTGGTACGTTTCTATCAACTGTGATTGTATCCAAACAAATATCAACAATTTTGTAAGTTAACATAATTGTACAACTTTGTACTGGCATAAAACATTGTGGTGGTGGAGGTAATGGACATTGTGGACTAGGTGTTGGTGTTAAACAAGGAGTCTTTGACGGTGTAGGTGTTGGGGTTGGTGATAAACAAGGTATAATGGTTGTAGTTGTTGTAGTCGATGTTGTTGTCGTTGTTCCAGTAGGTGTTGGTGTCGGTGTAGGTAAGTTTACACATAGACAATTACAATCTGCTTGTCCGTCATAAAAAATTGTTATAATATCACCAATTTGTGGTTTTACTGTATTTGGTGTATTACATCCAGAATAAATAAGTGTAATTTGATTTGACCCATCTAATGTCGACATATCAACAACATAGTTACCACTTAAAGCATATTGATTACCAGTTAAAACTTCCCAATTTATTGTAGATGCTGTTGTAATTCCACCAAAAAATCCTCTTAATGGTGCTCTATTAAAAACAGAGTCAATAACAGAATCCATAAATGGAATACCATAAGTGTTTCTTTGGTTAGTATCGGCATAATAAGGATATTTAACATACTGTCTATTTGATTGTGGAACACCAACAGTATTTTGACTGTTAAATCCAGGTTCTAACACAAAACTATTAGATTGGTTGTAGGTTTGGGGTAATTTATCATACGATACTTCACTATCTCCAACTTGGAAATAAGATATTTTAAAATTACCTTGTGATAATTTTTGTCTACCTACGTCTGTGATTCTTGTGTTTACTAGACCTGATGTATTTTTTATTATGTATGCCATCTATTTTATAAATATTTATAACAATTAAATTTAAAATTTTAATTTGGTTTTATTGGGTTTACAACCTGCACATCACAACAATCACAATTATTAACCGTTGGTTTACCTACAATATATAAATTAAAGTCTCTATTTGCACCACGACATAAACCTACAGGTAAGTTATTTATAATATCAGTATACGAGCCTGTTATTGTTTGTCCACCACTTATTGTTAACTGTTTTGTATAAGTTTTAATTTGTTGGTTTTGTGTTGGTACAGGTACTATACAATTGATATTTAAAGCCACTTGACTATTTGTTATTATTGGTACACCCATGTCTCCTAATCCACCATCAAATGTTACCGTATTATCTAAACTTGGTGTTGGTAGAATGTTTGGTGGATAGTAATTTAATTGTGAATATTGTTCAATATTAAATGTAATTATTTGTGTTGGGTCTAAATTAATAGATGGTTGTATTTGGAATGTATTAGAAACATCGTCTAATGTTAATGTTAAAACAAAAGTTTCTGGATTAGTTTGTGTTAAAGTAACTAAAGAAGGTGTTGATTGATAACCTAAACTGTCTTTTACAACAACTATATAACTTCCAGCATTTAAATTAGAAAAAGTTGATAATGTACTAAATGTTGTTCCATTATTAATCGAATATTGATAGGGTGGTACACCACCAAATGCTTGTATTGCGATACTACCTTTTGTATCACAAATTAAATCATTTTTTGTTATATTTAAACTAATTTCTTTATAGTTAACACAATCACCAGTTGTTACTGTAATATCGATAATAGTAGGATCACCAAGTCCTTGCCAACCAATTAAAGGTGGCGGTGTTGGATTGTTATTTATAATACTACCAAACACAGAACTTCCTGAAACAATCCACTGATTTGTCGTTCCAGTATTAAAATACATAAAATATAAATCATTATCTGATAACCAACTTTGGGTTCCATTTGTAATATTATATGGTTCAAATTGTATTTGTTCAAAAATAACAGATTGTAATTTTGTAGGGCCTTTTTTTCTAATGGTCATACATAAATCACCATATACTGGAATTGGTTTTGTTGTTGTAGTAGTTGTAGTTGTTGGTGTTTCAGCTGTTAGGACACAGGTTGTGTTGGCTGTAAAATCACCATAAAAATCAATAACAGTTGCATTGTAATTTCCAACATTAAGATTGTAAATTAATGGTGTAATACTTCCAGTACTCCAAATTATTGTATACGGTGATGTTCCACCAGTTATTATTAGTGTTGCGGCACCATCAAATGAATTATAAGTTGACGGATGTGTTACTAAACATTCAACTTCCATTGGAAATATTGTTAATACGTCACATTCATTTCTTGGTTCTATTGTAATTGGTATAGAACAAGAACATCCTTCTTCTTGGTTAATCTCAAACCCATAAGTTTCAACACAGCTTTGTACTCCGATATATTTTACTTCGTAACATTTTTCTGGTATTGGTAATGGATCTGTTATAGTAATTAATAATGAATTATTTACATATCCAGAGAAAATTGGACTTGCACTAGTAAATGTTGGTACTGTTCCATCACAAGAGGATATCTCATAACAATCTGTATCACAAGGGTTACTTTCAACACAACTTACACAACCCAAGTCACCAAAAACTTCTGGGTTTTTAAAAATTGGGTAATAATTTGGTTGTAAGCCAAATTTTATTGATTTTTTATCGTAAACATAAAAACACCCATCATATGTTTCACCGCTAAGTAATGAAGGTGTATAACTATCACAATATACCGAATCATCAAGATTTAAGTAATCATCATTGGCTAAAATTGTAATGTATTGGTTATCAATACAACAAGAACTTAAAAAATAAATTGAATTTGGTGTTACAACTTCATCACGTTGGAAATTATTTGTATTTCCACTTATTGGGAATAACCCACAAAAATTTATTATAGCACTTTCTTGTGGTTCAAAACTTTCAAAAACAGTATTTCCAGAACAATCAATAAAAGTTAGTGTTTCAGTTGTTGTTCCAGTATTAACAATACCAGTCACTTTACAAGTTGTAAAACAATTTAAAATAAGGGGTGAAAAACTAACTTTAGCCATACTAATAAATAATTAGTTTTTTGTTTTTTCAATATAAGATTTCATAACATCAATATATTTTATTGTTGTACTATTAGAATCTATGTAATTAAAGTGGCTTTCATTTTCACGTAGTTTTTCAATTGGGTCAACATTTATATAATCGCCTTTATAAAATTTTGTGGATTTAAGGGTATCGGTTACACCCGCCATATGAAGAATAGGCATTTTTTCATATTTTTCTATGTTGTCTGTTGCCCAAGAAAAATCAAGTTCATTTGTAATTTCAGTTTTATAATCAAATAACCATAAATTCCAAAGTAATGACCACATTTCAGCTGTCCAAAATTGTATCTGACCAGGGTTGATTGGAAATCTTCTTTGGTAGTCTAACATTTGATTATATAGTGGTGTACAGTCATCATAAACTTTTTTCCAAAACTCTGAATTTGTATTTTTTATAAGATATTGACCGCCACCAGAATTTTTTTGATTTTCTTTTATTACATCAACATCTATTCCTACAACACTGGCCATTTCTTTTATTAGTTGTCCTTTTTCTGAATTTGGGTGTCTAGTTTCGTAGTTGTTACAACAATACATAATATAATCATAACCAATATATCCAATTGTGTCGGACAAATAACTTATATCATCTTTAACTAAACTTTTAAAGTCTGGTAGTGTTCTGAAAATAATATCAGCATCGTGTAAAAATATTTTTTTACCCAGTTTTGGGAACTCTTTTAGCCATTGTGAAACAAGGTATGGTTTTATACTAGGTATGTAAGATTTTACATCTCTATTGTCTTCATAAAAATGTATATTAACACCTAATTCCTTTAACTCTAAAGCACCTTTACTTGGTTCTTTAATTCCGTGAACAAGAGCTAATAAAACGTGTATTTGTTTTGGTTTAATTCCTTTTTCTATGAAATTATGAACATATAGTTTAATTTGCCAATGAAAATATGGAACGTCTGGTTGTGCAGTTACAAATACAATATCTTTCATACTAAAAAAGTATAAAGGATTGTTTTATTTTATAAATAATATAATACTTCAGCAGTTCCTAAAAATGTCGCACTCGCACTTAGTGGTGTTATACATACCCACATTTCATCAAGTGTTCCATTAACATTAGAACCAACTCTAATTTGATTGTCATCCACTTTAATCGTTGTAAGTGCTGATGTTCCTAATTCACCAATTAAGGATGACATAATGTGACCTGGTGATGTTATTGTTGCTGTCACAGTTCCGTTGTAAATTGAATATTGGAATGGTGAATTTGGTATATCGGTCCAACTTGGGGTTACAGACAATGTGGGGTTAAACTCAATAGTCACCAAGTAATTATCATTTGTGGTGTTTAAAATACTCAAACTACTATATTGTGATGTCACTGATTTATAACCTTGTTTAAGTCTATAACCAATATATGGGTATTTTGTACCTGACGAATTTAAATCTGCGTTTGTTGCGTTTTGAATACCTACAGTGGAGTACAACCCGTTTAATGCCCCTTCTGTTGATACTTGTGAACATATCATATCAAAATATCCAGAACCAACCCCAACCTGTCTTATTTCGTACCTGATAGGTTGATTTGGTGATGACATATAAACATTTGGTTCATTATTTGCACAATTGTGTTCTGTAAAATAAAATAATTGTCCTGCGATATCCAAACCGAATCTCATTCTACCAACACCTAACCATTGATAATCAACCGACATTAAATTAGTGTTAGACCAATTTATTCCTACTGGGTCAAACCCATTATTATCCCACACTGTTGTTGCGGCACTATATACCGTTGTACCCGACCTCCATA